CACTGCTAAAGATTGTTTCTCTGTCATTTCCATCAGTCTCTCCTAAACTCGATGTTTGATACTAAGATCAAAAATTAATATTCTTCCAACATCCAAAGATTTTCAGTCAGCTTAAACGGCCCTGACTTTATTTGAAGACTGTAGGAAGGGTCTTCGTTCCCACGGTAATCAGGTTTTGTGTTTGCCATGATTTCAACAGCTTCCTCTTTCGAGTTTGCCCAGATCAGTTTATTCAAATGTCTGGTGTCGTTACCAACATGCATTTCTATGTGAATCAAATAAGCGTTTTCAATATTCATTATCGTGTTTCCTATTTTAAATGTTTGATACTAAGTTCAAAAAGGTGAAGCCCCCGAAGGGGCTAGTTGGTTAAGCGTTAAAAGAAGTACACATTGAGTAAGTGCCGTAGGGGTAACAAAATTCATTACCTTCAGAATCAAGTTTGATTCCAACAGTCTTAACTCCGTAAAGATCGGTATCAAGAGTAACCCGCTTGGCAGTACGCTTGATAACAGTTGCAGTAAAAATACATTCGTGGTTACAAATGCTGCGGTCTGAAAGTTCCTGTCCTGCGTAAAATTTGTTCATCGTGTTGTTCTCTTTGTTTGTTTTCATACTATAAGTATACACCACTCTGAAATTATTTGTCAGTTATCTGTGTGATGTGTATCACATTTCCAGAAATAAAAAAAAGCCCCAATCAAGGGGCTAGTTTTGAGTTTGATACTAAGGTCAAAAATTAAAGGTAGGTTTTCTTACCAGTGAAAACATTTACAACAGTCTCGCCTTCTCCAAAAGCAGCCCTCATTTCAAAACGCTCTTCGGCAAGTTGGTCTTCACTTCTGTTGGCTTGACTTTCGATATAGTCAGCAATAAAAGAATCTTGATCGGCTTCCCGTTTTGCAACTGAATTTTCCATACTGAATTCAACTCCAATGTGAGCAGCTAATTCAAGGATGTCATTTGCGGGAACCCTGTCATTTGATACCCAAGTGAAAACAGAACCTTCACCAATGTAGCTGTTACACTGGATGCTTTCCAGAGCACTGTCAGCTTGACACTGTTCAGATTTGTTGCGGGGATTTTCGTAATAATTAATTAAGTCGCTCATCGTTTAGTTACTCCAAATCCGTGAGTCACCCAGAGCAGGAACTACAATCATCATCCCGCTACGCATGATGTAAAACATGTTGCTGTTAAGGTATCCAACTTCAGGATTTGCCTTTAACCATGCTGCTATTTTTTCTGATTTGTTCATTTCGTTTACCGTGTTATTGTTTGTTTTCATACTATAAGTATAGTACACTATAGAATTATTTGTCAGTTTATTTGCATTTATTTTTAATTAAGCGTATTTTAAAAAGTCACCCGCAAAATCTTCTGCATCGATACGTGCAGCAATTTCCTTCTTGATCTGGGTACGAGCTTTCAAAGCTTCCGCACGGGTTAAACCCCAAGCTTTAGGTCTAGTAATAGACCACTTGATTTCAACCCCCACGGGGGATTCATCATAGCCTACCAACGCAGTGATCTTGCCAGAGGCATACCAACCCCCCGTAAGATTGTAAACGTCCAGAACAACCCGCAAACCAGAGTGCTCTAATACTTGTGTTCCATTTTCATCATGAATTTTTTTCATATTAGCTTCCGTTATTTTTAGCAGTTAATATTCCGTACTTGCCATCAAAATAAACCTGAGTTATTTTAGTAATCTGGTCTAACGCAATTATGTGATCAACAAACATACCGTCTTTGTCCGTGACTAAATCAGTCGCTTTATTTATCTGACTTCCCTTGAGACAAGTTTGACCAAGAAAATTAATTACCTTTGTGTCGTAAAGATAAATAGTTTTTCCTGACTGCCTGACTCTGGCGAATTGCATATGTTGTATGTTTGTTTTCATACTAAGAGTATAGCACACTATAGAATTATTTGTCAGTTATTTTCATTTATTTTTGACATAAAAAAAGCCCCTGTGAGGGGGCTAGTTCTGGTTTTACAAAAAGTGGTTTAAGCTTTCCAGTTGTAGACTCCGATTTTGAAACCCAGAGCTTCCATCTTTGATACTAATGAAGCCTTTACTACGATTTCTTTTTCTGAAGTCTTGTGAATCATGTTTACTGATTCAGTGGTCTTTGAAGTTTCTTCGCTCATTAATTCGTTGATTCTTTCCATTTTCTTTTACCGTGTTGTTTGTTTGTTGTCCTATAAGTATAGCACCTTGACAAATAATAACAGGATTATCTATGTGATTTACTTCACACTTTTATGAATAAGTTATATCCCCCAAAGTTCCAAGATTCAGCCCGTATTCGCAATCAACTGGAAACGGCAACTGAGGAACCCACCCAAAATATTCTTTCAACGGCAAGGTCTCCATAATATTTTTCATTTCAGGAATCCAAAAATCTCGTTCCCGCAAATCGACATAAGCAGTTAGTGAATCATGAGTCATTCCAAAAAACTTACACGCTAAAGGATTACCATGCTTTCTTCTAAACTCAGAAAATGCCAAACAGGAAAGATCAGATAGGGTGGATTGAATCGGGGAATTGATTGCCTGTCTTTCAGCCTTCAACATAATGGAAAAGTTTTTAGAATTGATTAAAGGTAAATGTCTGACCCTGCCCAACGGAGATTGAATGTACCCGTATTCATGGGCATGGGCTTTATATTGTTTATGGTAAGTTACCAGTTCAGGATACATTTCAAAAAATTGCTCCCGTTGAACTGTGGCTTCTTCGATAGAAATTTCTACCCCGAAAGTGTTACGTGCATATTCAACAAATCCTTCTGGGAAAATTCCGTAGATCAATCCGAAGTTTCCTGCCTTGCCCCCTTGCCTGATTGCCCCGATATCTTCATGCCCTTGTTCTTTCATTCTCAGGGCTTCAGCTAAAGTGTACCCATTCAACTCCGCACCTGTTTTCAAATGCATATCGATTCCATCATGATAGGCTTGAATCATTGTTGGTTCATTTGCTACGCAAGCGATTACCCGAAGTTCTCCCTGAGAGTAATCCCAATTCACAATGCAGTAGCCTTCAGGGGCAGGGTAGGCAAGTCTTAATTTCTTTGCCCACGCAGTATGCTTGGATAAGGTTTGCCAAGCAGGGTCTTTAAATGAGAGCCTTCCTGTGACTGTCCCAGAGTCATCACCAGTTCCCCCGTAATCCCCCCGATACAAAATTGCTGTGGGATGAAGCAACCCATCTTCCCGAAGATGTTTCAGGAATCCAGTGATGTAAGTGCTTTCTGTTTTCTTAGCTGAATTCCATTCCTTATATATTTTTACAAACTCAACTGCTTCAGGAACATCCTCAAACATTTTTAGATGATCGAATGCAGTGCTTGGTTGCTCCGTTTTTGCTGTCACCATTTTGGGTTCCAACTTCAACCCGTTAGGATGTACGAACATAAAATCTTTTATGATTGCTGATTTGGTCAGACTGAAATCTTCCCCATATTTATTCAGCAGTCTTCGGGGCATCAAAGCTTTTGCTTCGTTAGTCAGTCTCGACATTTCGGAAAAAAGCTCAACCTGCAATTCTGCAAACTTATCTATGTCTACATGAATGCCATTAAACTCCATATCTTCAAAAGCACGGGAAGCAGGATGGAGAAGGTGGGTATAAAATTTGGTCTGGGATTTGGATTCAGTTAGTTTTTTCAACATCTGATTTGCAACCCGTAAAGTCGCGTCCGTATCTCCCCCCGCATATTTCAGCAAAGGCTCATCAGGAACCAAATCCATTCTGTCTTTTTTGAATTCCAGATTAAAGGCATCATCGTACCCCCCCAATTCAGGAACATAAATTTTGGTGTGGGTGTTCAGCGAGTTGCTTCGATTTTCATCTAGCAGGGAACCCACCAGAGTTGTGTCCATTTTAAAATTGGTACAAAGGATTCCCCACTTCATCCGAATCCAAAGCAGATCATATTTCAGGTTTGCCCCAATCAGAGAAATCCTGTCATCATTCAGCAACCAATTTATTTGATCGAACAGCAGTGAATTCTTATTGGGTTGGTCATCTACTCCGCTGAATCGAATTAAATCAGAAAACCCTTCTTCCATTGTAAAAGAAATACTGACAATAAATTTACTGGAATCAAAAGGATTAAGTCCCACGGTTTCCAAGTCCATAGAAACCCGAACACGTTTTTCTGTTTTGTTGTACTGGTCATTAATTTGGTAGGGTATGTGATCAAAATCTTGACACCACTCGTATTGACCATAAACAGGTTCCAAACTTCCAGTGTCCAAAAATCTTTTAGTCAAAGAAATATCTGTTTGAAGTTTCACGTAGTTGGCGTAGTCGAAATCTTTGATATCAACATCAAATGTGACAAGGCAACAACCGTCACCAACAGCATGAATTTTCTCACGCATGGAAGTTATGGTTCTGCCTTTGGGTAAATGTCCTGCCTGTTGAATTGCTTTTAGATTCTCCCCACCCATGCTAAGTAGCACATCATCGGAAGCTAATTGAGGAACGGCACTACCAGAAGGGAAGGTGAAACCTTGACCCTTTTTAAGTACATCCAATTCTTTTATAAATTCTGGATGCTCAGACTGCGACCAAATTTTTAGCACGCTAATGTCTCTATCACAAAATCAGATTTCCACTTACCTTCAACAAGGTGGGTAAGCAACGCATCAAAATCTTTGCTATCCAAATAAGATTTAGCATCAGCAGCAGCGAAGTCAATCAGACAAATCTTTTTCAGAGCACCATCACCCGCATGAGCAATAATTCCTAGATCACCAATCTGCATGACCGCATACATATTCAGATCAGATTCAAAAAGGTAAAGCCCCTGTATTCTGACTTCAGCCTTAATGAAATCATTATTGATTATGATAGGAGTTAGGATTTTAAATACACCACCCGTTCCTACTTTCGCATTGATTTGGAAAGCATCTAAAATCTCATATAAATTAGCTTGGCTTATGTTCATGAAACCCCCCAAAATGTTTTCCCATAGAAACCCCACCATGTTCTAGCGTGATTGACTTGGGGGTTGTACTGGTTACTAGAAGGACATTTTTGCTTCCCTTCAACCAAACCCCCGCATCAAATTTAAGTTTCTTGATGGGCATTTTTGTGACCTTAGCCATTATACACTCAGACCCCTGATTTTGGTTTCATCAAACTTGGCAACTTCCCAAGTATCCAAACCTGCTTTCATCATTGCCATGTATCTTTTCAGAGACAGAGTATTACCCATATCGAAGTGACCAGAAGCATAAACACCATTGTCATTCAATCCAAGGATATCACTGTCAGCAGATAATGCTGTGGTGTAGGGTTCCATCCGAACAGAACACTTATCACCTTTCAGTCGAACAGCAATTTTTGCAGTCCCACCTTTTTTCTGGGCAAGGAATACATACCTAGAATGTTCGTTGGTTGAGCGTACCGACTGATAGAAATGGGTAGCATCTTTTAACCACGGAGCAGTTACAACCCCTGTGGCTTCATCTTCAATTGATTTATGTTTCATTTCTACTTGGTCTTCCATCCCCGCATTTATAAGAGCAGAATCATTTGCGGTATCTTGATAATCCTCTAACTGAGCATCATCCATACCGTCAAACATTCCATCCATTAAAGTGTTTCCTGCTACTGTCATTCCAAGATGAAAGAAAACAGCAGCTTTAATAAGGTCTGCTTTTTTCTGTGAAGAAAATGTGGCAGGTAAAAGAGTTTTGATTTCTGCATCACCAATTTGGAAAGTGGATTCAGCACCATTAACATACAGGAAGTAATCTTTCTTTCCCTGTTTCAATATTGTTGTAGCAACAGTATTCACTAATTTATGAATAGTCTGGGTACTGATCTTAGTAAGTTCAGCACTCTTCAACGCTTTGAAAAGTGGCAAAGGAACCTTTGCATCAGTAATTTCTAATTCGGGTTTTTGAATTTGCATGTAACCTCCTAGTTAATGTTCCATTGTAACATAAGTTTAATATATTTGTCAATCACTTTAATCATCCTTGTTTACTATCAAGCAACTATGCTTGGATGATACGGCAATATAAACTTGTGGTTTGTTTGTTGTGACCTTTCCCTGAATCCAATCTTCAGTTAGGTCAGTTCCAAAATTGTAGGTAGGATTTTTTCCCTTACCTTTTTTGGTTCCCCAAACATTCGAAAGTTTAGCTTTGCTTCCTTCAACTTTCTTGATTCCAAAATGTTTGTTCAGCCAATTAATTTGTTCAGAAGATTCCACTGCTTTCTTACAGTAATTTTCCCGCACTGTGGTAATCGCATCTTTGTCACCTGTCATAACTTTAGTCAGGGCAGCAAGGAACAATCCTGTTCTACCATGTCCACCAATACACCCCACAAAAACTTTCTTCCCTGCCTTCATCTGCTTAGCAGTGTAGGACAGGAGTTTTTTAAATTCAGTCAGGTCTTTGGGAACACTCATATCTACAATCTTGAAATAAATATCTACTCCCTTATTCCAAGGATAAGACCTAGCACCTTTTTTGCCTGAACCATCCAGAGCAATGAAAACATCAACATCAGGATATTCACTTGTACAGGAACCCCCAATGATTTCCAGATCACCAATTTTATAAACAGGGTGCGTAGTCCAACAAGAAACATAAGAACTTTTCTTGGACTTAGAGTTAGATTTCTTTCCTGCCTTGCCCCACATGTCAGCTATATTAGACATCTTATTTTCCCGTCCTTTTTAGTGTGGGGATTTTCACTACCCCAAAATCAAGAATTCCGTGTGAATAAAAATCATCATTAAAAGTATCATCCTCAGATGCAGTGCTTTTCTTTTCAGTCACATCTTTTTTAAATGTTGCTTTCGATAATGCCCCTGCTTCATTAATCGTAGAAGGGGAAACGTAAGCAGCAAAACTTTCCCCCAAAACTTCAGTGGCAGCATCAACGTAAGCAGAAAACTCAGCGTTGAAATCAGTGGTAACACTGAAGTTAGGGCAATTAGTTTTGTATTCACCATGATGCTTAATCATAGCGGGGATTGCTCCACCCCTTTGCATATCAAGCAACTGAGTTAAACCATAACTATTCTGTTCGTGATGGTAAATTGTGTTCTTGTTGAATATTGAACCTGTGTTGTGAACCAAAGCCCACGCAATATCAACCATTGTGAAAGGGGAAATTTCGCCTTCCAGAACTTGAGTAATTTTTTGGCTAATGTTTTTCCATTTCTGCCCACCGTAAGAACCCATCCCCGCAAAACAATTAACAAACATCCAATCGCAATAACGGGAGAAATCAAGAAGGTCTCTATCACAAGAAAGGAATTCTTGTCTTGACCCTGAACGATTTTTCTTACCGTTTGTGACCTGACCGAAATTCTTAACATCACCACCATACTTACTTTGGATGGTTGCTGTCTTAGATGAGATTTTTCCGTGACGAGATTCGCCCACAGAAATTAAAAGAATGTATGTGAAGATACGAAAGAAAACTTCTTCCATATTTGCATGATGGATTTTAACTAGCTCTTCAACTTCTTGGGGAAGCTCATTGTCTATCCCAAATTTAGATTCAACGACACCCATAACGTGAGCACCAAGATAGAACCTGATAATATCTTTTTCAGGTTGAATCATGGAACCGTCATTAACGGAAATAAATTTTTCCATGCTCATCTTCTGCTTGTTATATTTACAAGCCTTGAACAGCATTGAATTTTTTACTTCTCTGAGAATCATGGAACCTCCTAGTTAATTAAGACTCTACCTTACCACACCTTGAAAGTATTTGTCAAGCTTTATTTGATACTAAGTTCAAATCAATTTAGTTGACAACATCCAAGCAGTTGTGAATTCGAACACGAATAGCCAACATTTCTGTGGGGTCATACCTGCTTACAAAATCGCACTGCTCATCAGTTTCAACAGCAGTTGAAAGATATTCATCCCTCACGAAATTGATAGGGTAATGTATCATCCCCAGATTGGGGGAAGGGTCAGCACCTAAGAATTTCTTGATCTTGTACCACCAAGTTTTTTCTTCACGTTGCAGATTAAGAATGCCAATTGTTTTGATCAGCATAGCCATGAACATTCCTGTTCGACCAATGCCCCCCATGCACCCAATATAAATTGCACCATCTTCACACAGGATTTTTAAAGCCTGATAAACAGCATCATCGACATCTGCATATCTGGGTACGCCAAAGTCAGGGACATCCACTCGGACATCACAAGGAGCATCAATTTCTACTGCGAGTTTTACGCCTTTGATGCCCACGGGCTTTTCTCGGTAACGTCCTCCCATTACCGTGACTTTGCGACCTAACAATTTTGTTTCTATCATTCCATTCATTTCTATCCCCTGCAATTTGCTTCCCCGTACAATTCGGACAAGCGATTAATTTAAAATCTAAACCCTCTTTACAATCTTTGCATCCTGTCCCATCACAAAAATTGCAGGGGTCTCCCACTTCAATTGTCTGTGAATCAAAACACACATCACATCTGAAGTTAAAATATCTTGCATACCTGTCTAAATGAAAAAGTGTGATTCCAACAATTTCCTTTTCACTTCGATTCACAATAACATTGTTGAATCTTATATTCCCTACTTTGTGATCACAGGGACTTCCATTCTTGATGTAAGAAACTACATCGGCATAACTATGTTCGTTGTACAGGGCTATTAAATCTTCCTTAGCACCTTTACTAAATTTGTGTAACATCACCTACCCTTTATGTTTTTTCTGCCCACGATCAATCGGTATGCTTCTAGGGGCATCGACTAATACCCGTACAAAACCATCCTTGTTTGTGTCCGTTCCCAACATCATTTTTACATCAGTGGTAACAGGAATATATCTCATGTCATTTATGACCATTTGAGAAGTCAGATATTTCCCATGAACTGTAATCGCAGTTTGCTTTGGATTTAAAATCTTGTCGATGGTTATCAATAAATCTCCCACCCAGATTTCATTATCCTTTTCTAAATTCATCCCAAGAACTAAAGCCATATCACTTCCCCCCATACCATTTCTTTTTAACTACATTATGAGTAGCCCACAAGGAACCACCCAACCGTCCTTTTCGATCTTCCAAAGCAGTTATCAATCCTCTCTTACGCAAAATAGAAAGATTGGTTGTTGCCTTGTCTACTGTGATACTCAGTTGCCTAGCAATTTGGTGGGAAGTTAATTCCCCCAGACCAACCAAACAACCTAAAATTTGTGAAAGCTGACTTCCCCTAACGGGGAGTACAACCGTACTTATTGTAACTGGAACTCTGGTAAGAGTTGTCCCGTCAATTTTAAGGTACAGAAACTTATTCAATCCGCAAACACAATGTTGCATAACTGAATCTTCTTCAAACTTAATCCAAGATAAGCCCCCACATTTAGGGCAGGGTAGTCCCATAAGAAAAGCTATCAGCAAAAAAAGTGTCATGAGTTTACCCTATATGAATCCGTTTTTCGAGAAGACCCAATGCACTTTCCATTGCGACAACTCTTGAAGACAACCCAAGTTGCTCACTGATCTTTTCAAAAGTTTCAGCATCACCCATAACATTATCAATAAAATCTTTCTCAATGTAACCGATAAAATCAGGGTTCATAACATCTGCCATAGTCTTATATGCTTTGGCAACATTAGAAGTAACCCAAGTTCCAGAATCAAAAAATACATTTTCCAGATTGTAATCCCCAATGTGTGAATCCAGTTCACGGGCATTTTCCATTCCTTCAGGATTAGGTTCACCCAGAAAGTCACTCACCTTATCCCTACGTTCAGGATTGATAAGAACAACTTTGTCAAAACGCTCAGCTAGGTCAATCAATTCTTCAGATGTAAGACCTTCAACTGGAACCCCAATTTTGTAAATGTAATCTTCAAGGCTCAAGGCTTCTTCATAGTTGTGAACCATAATCCAATCTTCTTCGGTAATGGCAACTTCAAAAAGACTGCCCAAAAGTTCAACTGGAATGTTGGTATTAAATTCCAAATCGAAAGGCATTTCTGATAAGTAAACTTCACCAGTTTGACCATCGATCAAAACGTAAGAGAAAGTTCCAAAAGCAAAATCATCTTCCACATCAGGACAACCAACAACACAAGGTTTATTCATTCCCCTTGCGACAACAGCAGCGTGACAGGTAGCTGAACCTTTAAAGGTCAAAATACCTTCAGCTTTTTCCATTGCCTTAATATCATCTGGGGTAGTTTCTTCAGCAACAAGAATTGTTGGCTCAGCAGATTCCATAACTTCCTTCACAGAAAAAGCAGCCTTGCCTGTAGCAAAGTAACCACCAGAACCAATACCTTTAGCATTAGCTTTCTTTTTAAAATCAGCAGGGAGAACAGGAACCCTAAGTTTCATAAAAGTCCCTTCAGTAATTCTATCTCCCAACTCTTCAATAACTCCTTCCTCCAAAAGATCAAGAGCAATCTTGATTTCTGCATAGGAAGAACGCAATGGATTACGGGTTTGCAGAATTGACAGTACACCATCTTCAACAGTGAATTCAATTTCCTGCAAATCCTTGTTCTTCAGTTCAAGCCCTTCACCGATTTTAACCAGTTCATTATAAAGCTTGCTGTTCCACTTTTTCATTTCTGAAATCGGGGGAGCAGTAATCGCACCTGCAACAACATCTTCACCCTGACAATTGGTAAGGAAGTCTCCAAAGATTTCCTTTGCACCTGTGTTGGGGTTACGAGTAAACATAACTCCTGAACCAGAGTTGTCATTGTAGTTTCCAAAAACCATCGACTGAATGACAACAGCAGTTCCCATATCGTTAGGAATTTTGTTCATCTTTCTATAGTGAACACAACGCTCATTATCAAAAGAATCCCAAACTGCTTGGATTGAATTTCTGATGATATCCTTTACTTCAGGAATATGCTTTTTGATGGTCTTCATCCATTTAACAGGGTCTTCAATTTTGCCCTTATGCTCCATAACAACATCAGCATACATTTCAACAAACCGTCTACGACAATCCGCTTTAAGTTCTTTGTGTAAATCCTTGTCATGATATCCTGCCCCAACATTCAGAAGGGTATCCATCATTCCTGCCATAGAGACAGGAGCACCAGAACGAACAGATAAAAGTTTGTGATTTGTTTCAGGATAAATGTGAGTTTCCAAAGCTTCCATAACTGCTTCAGTTACCTGATCAAGAAGCAGGGTTTTACCTGCATCCGTGTCGGCACGATATTGATTACATATAGCAGTAGGTATGACTAAGCCCGTGGGAACATTAATCCCACTTCGTTTCATTTCAATCAGGTTGTGACCCTTACCACCGTTTTTATTAACAGTAGAGTTGGTGTCAATTTGTCCTGATGTGAAAAGGTTAATTAAATTCACTTACAACCTCCTAAGTTTTCAAGTGAGTTACTATCTTAAACTATGAGTAATTATTTGTCAAGCTTTTTTTGACATTAATTTTCGGTAATCTTCAGACCCAAAAAACTCACCCCGCTTGCTATCGTGCTTGATCAGCGGATGAAGATGACTGCTGAAATACTTGTAATGAGAACAGCTACAGACTAGGGGCTTGCCCCCCCACTTTCGAATTTGAGTCAGGGCTTCAACCTTGTTGAGAATCACCCAAAGATGATCAGTCATCTTGAAGTGCTCTGTGCATTCCACTCAATACGGTTTTCATTTTCTCAGGGGTCACTTCCTGCCCGTGCATCATATCGCTTTCATAGTCCCTGATGATTATCCCATACAGGGGATTCCCCGCAACTGTTGCCTGTATAAAAATCCGTTCCTGCTTATCAACTGGAAGCTTCCTGTGATTCATCTTCAGTCTCCAATGACCTCTTCGGATATGAAGGGCAACACCCCCCTCTCTTTTTCCATCAGATTCTTTTGGTTCTGAATATATGGTTCCCGTGTAGTCACCAAGCTTGGAAACAAAATAGCGTTCATACGGATTCTTATTCCGCTTGCGTCTTCGCTTTTGCAATCCTTCGGGTGGTTCAACCACATCATAATTAATTCTCTGGTGCTTATACATGAACATGAAAGAGCCAACCACAAACATGCACATAGCTGCGTGACTCTTTGCCCAATCGATAGCCGAATTATGATCTTGATTAGGGTAAAGGAATTTTTCAATTTTCTTATCAAAATGGATTAGCTGATGATGACGTTCACCATCTTTCTGTATAAACAATTGTACAGGGGTTATTGAGGGGGCATAATACCTGCGTCCATCTGGTTCTGCTTTTCCCTGTAAAGAGTACATAGCTATTTCCACCACCTTTCCATATTGGACTTTAGCCCAATCCACATTCCATTCTTTTGTTATGTCAGTCACCCTAATTAAAACCCCATTTTGCTCTGGCCAGTTATAGGTCTGAATATCCCCCACACACAGAATAAAATCTTTGAAAGGCAAGGCAAGTTCTTCACCATGAAGAAGGTCATCAGTAACCGTAGCAGTGAAGTCAGCAAACTTTTCATCGTTATCAAGTGCCTGAAGGATAGTCAGCATATCCATTTGAAAATCTATGACAGGGGGATTCTTGGTTTCCAGAAACATATTCTGTTCCCCCAAGTGCAAAAGAAAAGGGTCATCTTGATACGTGTTCTGTTTAAAAAGCTCAGTCACATCTGTACGGTTATATCTGGTTAAACAATAGCCCCGCAAGATTGCCCTAATGGATTCACCCAATAGAATTTTGGTTTCTGCTAATTTAGATTTAAACATTTAACCTCCTAGTTAAAAATATCGAATCTGATTCCTGCCTCTAAAAAAAGTTGTTTCGAAAGTTCAATATTAACATGGTGCTTTTCCATTTTCTCAGCCGAAGATTGTAGAGTAACAACCCTGCCCAACTTTCTGCTGATGATACTCATTGTGCAATTGATGCAAGGGGGGTAAGTCACATACAAAGTTCTGCCCACCAAATCCTTAGTTGAATTGTCCATTGCATTTTGTTCCGCATGAATTATCAACTTGTGTTTCAGATCGTAATCGTTCAACCGTTCTTTCAGGTCTGCAATCCCCGCAGGAAATCCGTTGTATCCAATATCGATATCCCGTTTTCCATTTGCAATGACTGCCCCGACTCCTGTTCGTGGGTCTTTGCTCCACCCCGAAACATGAAGTGCTAAATTCATTAATCGCATATCCCAATGAAGACCAACTTCTTCTGCTCTAATATTGTTGGTATATTTCAGTGAAACACTCTTTCCAATTTTTACCATCGTAGTTCTATTATCCTCTTCAGAAAATCCCCTGTAGCATCCCCCTCTGGAAATCGCTTATTCAGGTAGTTCATTGCACTGTCATTCTTTCTCCAATGTTTAATCAGGGTTTCAGTAACCACAGATTCATCAATCACTTTTGAAAGTTTTTTGACTCGCAATTTTCTCAAGCAGCCCCCTTGATTATTCTTCGTTTCGGAATCCCATAATGATTTCTAAAATCCCGTACTGCTAATTTTTCGGTTTCGTACCTGTACCCCATCACCCCACAGGCAGAACATTCAACATGGAAGGAATCTCCATTGTCATGAATATCAGATGTGGTTTCACAATTGGGGCAAAGAGTCAGCAGAGATATAATTGTGCTCTCTACGCTTCCCGTTTGTAATTTTTTAAGTAGCTTCGGCATCAGAACACCCGCTTAATTCGTTGAGGATGAGTTTTATTCACTGTGGTTTCTATCATCAGGAAAACATCAACTTCATTTTCTTGAAGTTCCTTCACCAACTTAAGCCAGATATTTACATCTGTAGAATTGAAATTAAAAGTCAGGTCATTCTCATTTACCTGTTTAAGAAGATCACTGACCAACCCCGATATGAAACCCAAAGGAAGTTCATAGTCTGGATTTTTAACCACATAAATTCCGTGGGTATCTCCATCTTGACTTGAAGGGTCAATAGCCACAACTACACCACCATCCATTTCTGCCTGATCAGCAGCCATAAGAAGTTTCAAATAATTAGCAGTGAGATTGAAAGCTTCATTCTTGGATGGGTCTTGTGTGACTATCCAGTTACAATAACCCGCTTGCTGTTCCATCAGCAAAGATAGAGTCATACCCTTGTGCTTTCCAAAAGGAATTTCCCAATTTGAGGCAGCAGCTATTTCAAGAGACTCCTGAGATTCCTTAGAGTCAATCTGATTTTGAACTAGTTGCCCGAAAGTCACAGCAGTCATATTAATGTATGTTCACCTGTATCAATTTCATCAGCATGTGTAACCGAAAGATCAGAAGCAAGTTCTGCGTAAGCAACTGCAATTGAATCCTGATTATAGAATACAACCTCACAATGATCTTCACCATGCGGGTAAATTGAACCGATATGAAAAGAGGACATATCAATATTCTTCCATTGCATGTACTCAGCAAAGTCAGTTTTGATTGCCTTCTCAGTTTCGGCGTTTGAAATTCGTGTAACAAATGTCATCTAGTCTCTCCTAAAATTCGATGTATACCCCATTTTACAGTACGCAGAAATATTTGTCAAGGTCTAATATTTGACCTTAGTATCAAATAACGCTCCTAGCTTGAACATTGTGGCTAATGCAGTTTCCAATCTGTTCCCCAAAATTTCTATCGTATTATCATTGGTAATTCTGTAGTCAATCAGATGTGCGGAAATTCCATTTTCTGAAGAATGGTGTTCTTCTTCTGCCCCCAGATTTGTTTCCTGTTGTCGAACACACTCGATCACCACCCCACCCCTTGCGTGAACCCAATCAGCTTCGTTATCGAATCTGACATCAGTAATAAAAACCAATTGAATAGCAGGGGGAATACCCTGAATCTTAGAGTGCAACCACTTCACCCAAAAATCCTTGTCAATCATATCCCGTGCAAACTCGGTTCCAAGTTTTTGCAACATCTCCCTGTACGAAATTCCCCACTGCTCAGAAACCTCTTCTTTGTGTTCATAGAACTTTCCGATAGGCTCCCGAAATATAGCAGCAGCAGAATGCTTCACCCCATCCCCAAAAGAAAATCTTTGCGCTAATGGGTGGTTAGGTCTTTTTAAATACTCTTCCACCATCGTATCTTTTCCGCTTCCTGCTTTCCCACAAATTCCAATTATTTCTGCCATTCTAAAACCCCTGTTATAAATTTACGAACAAGCAGATGGAACCCCCGCGCAAAATATCGGCGCGTATAGTATCTGCGAATATATGAACTAACTGTAAAAATCATCACGAACCCAAAAGAAGTTCTTGCTGTTGATTCATACTCTGGATAGACCAAAGGAATCACCCAGAGCAATACGCACCACGATACACAAAATCCAAGTGCCATGTCTGCGCTAGTCTCGATATGAGACTCAAGTTTAGTTTGTTCCATCCCCTTTCCCCTACCATATATACTACTGCCCAAAAAAGCTACCCTGTCTGTTGTGGAGCACCCTAGTAATCTTGAAAAGCTGCGTGTCCCACAGCAACCATTTCTTTGTTAATATTCATTTCCGTAGACTCACCCCTATCCATCCAAAGAGTACCTATCCACCTTCCATATTTACCCTGCTTATCCTTCAAAGTCGTTACAACCAAATCACCTTTCATATCATCCAACAGTCTCACCAAAAACTTAGTGGATTCTATGCCTTTTAGTTTTTCCTTAAGGTCTTTGGTTCTCGATTCGGGGGCATTGATTCCATACAACCGGAACCGTTCATGAACCTTGATGTGAAATCCAAGGTCTACCCATAGATCAACAGTATCCCCATCTACTACTCTGTCTACCGTACATTTATATTCAAACATCTTCATTTCTCCCCATGTGTTTTGCAGCTATGTGTTGTTGTAGTCCAACTTCAGCAACCATTTTATCACAGTACGAGCATTTTACTTTCGGGGATTTACCCTGAGTAGCATGGTGCTGTGGGTTTACGGTTTGCTGTTTCTCTGGAAGATCGAAAATACTTGGGTCATCATCTTCTGGTTTGTCACCCCCGCATCCCGCGCATGTGTAAGGATAACCCTGTGGGTCTCTCCCATCAGAGCAACAACATAATTGGCAAATCATCCCCTCAACAATCTGGTCTGCAATATCACCCACGGTCTTCACCTGTTGGTTTACCTGTATAACTTCTGGTAGGGCTTTGGATATCCATAAGTGATTCCACACTTTTCAGGATTGCTCTGGCATCAGAATTAGACTGACCTTCTAGGGCATCAGCTATATCAACCAAAGCCTTTCCCTGTTTTCGCAATTCCTCAGATGCATTTTCACAACTGGCATCTAGGATTTCAAGTATATCTTTTACTACTTCCGATTTTCTCATTAGCCTACCCTCTCTACGCATTCATAAAGTTTAGCGTCATCACAAAGCGACACACTATCAAATATTTCATACTGGTCATTCATCGGTTCTGAAAAGGGAACTTCACGATCAACAAATTGATTGACCGTCATATCAACAACAATGTCTTCCCCTGTTTCAAGGTCTTGGACAACCAACCAACTATGATCTTTATTCCAGAACGTACCGAAGCACCAAGCAATATTATATTCAAGCAGCTTGGCTTTTTTGATTTGAACGATTAGCCACACACACGCATTATGACAATGACCGTGCGTAGATGATACGCCCGTATCTTTCAGACATTGATCGACATCTGCCAATGCCAATACTTCTTCAACTGTTGTAGCCATTTTTATTTCCCCAATTTCGTTTCATAATAATCATCCACCGTATAATCACTAGGTAGAATTTTCTTCTTGTGAAAAAACCCCTTGTACTGTGGAAATTCTTTTTCAAACATTCGACCATAATAAGGGCTAGTATCATTCAAAATTTTATAGCCTGATTTCTCCCCCCACTTTTCTCCTGAAATCATAGAATCCCATCTGAGCTTGTGGAAAATCCCCCTACAAGAAAAATGCCTTTTGGTTCTTATTGCTTCCAATGCGAGTTTTTTAAATGCTTCATAGATGTGGGGATTTTCAGCATGATACTTTTTAAATTTCTTTTCCATTTCTATGCTCATTATTCAAATTCCTCTGGCAAGATTTTCCTTTTCTTAAAAAATCCTTTGTACTTTGGAAATTCTTTTTCGAACATTCGTGCATAGTAGGGGCTTGCATGATCCCAAATTTTGAACTGACCTGTTCCTGTCACGGGGGTTTCCCATCTGAGAATACAAAAAATTGCCCTAGCAGAAAACCTCACTCTACGCTTTGCAGCTTCCAAAGCTTTTTCTTTGAAGGCTTTATAGATGTGGGGATTCTCCGCATGATAAATCTTAAACTTTTTTAATATTGCTGAACTCATATACTTTCCCCCAGATAAAAAAAATCCTGTCCCTGAGATTAATCAAGAACAGGACTCTACTCCCTCCCCATCAATTTTTTACGCAGCAAAGTCATAAAGTATTTTTTCAACTTTAGCATACAAGGCAGGATGTCCACCTTTCAAAGACTTCAACAGCAATTTGTTTTCCGCAACATAGACCTTTGCAAACTTCGGGTCATGTATAATTATGGTTGGAGTGTTGTGAGAAATATCAGCAAGCTTGATTGTCTTAACTTCATTCGGAGCTTTAGCCAAATGTGCAGCAATCAAAGCTTTCCTTTCTTTTCTGGTTGTGGCTTCAGGATATTCTTTGTTGCTCAACCACTCAACAAAAGTAGCAGCAACCATACCACCATGCTTTTCAACTTCACTCAGGGGGTGGTCAGTGTCTTCAAGAATGTCATGCATCATAGCAGCAGCTATCATGTCATAATCAAGCCCTACCGTGTCCCTTACAATCCTAGCAACTTCCATTGGGTGCTCAACGTAAGGCTCACCAGTATAATTTCTGGTCTGCCCATCGTGAGCCATTGTAATGAACTCAATAACATTGTCGATGTCGTGAATAAATGTGTTTTCGTTTTTCATACTATAAGTATAGCCCCATCTATAATATTTGTCAACCCTAATATGTGATAAATCCAAAGAAAAATAACCCTGCTGTACCGAACCAATAAACCCCCATAACCATCATAATTACAAATGGGTGCTTGCTGTAATCGACACGCTTAACCATGTAGATGTGAATCCCGAACAGAATTATAACGGTCATCAGAATGTACAGTTTAATGTTCATGTCTTCACTGTGACCATGTAAGGTCTGGGGTTGGGTCTCATATCAACAGACCACTTTACCGCATGTCCACGATCTTTCATGTGCTCCATGTAGGCAACGGTCTCAGACCAATTTGTAAAAAATCTAGTAATCATGCTGCTTTGCTCCTTGCTGCTAATTCCATCCCGCAGTAATTAATTTCATCGGCGTAGTAACCCGCTTTAGTACCTTCGGGGTTTGCCCTCATTGCTTCGTAAGCATCTTTCATGATGTAACGAAGGGAATCATCACACTTGTTTTTCAGCATGATGGGATAAGTTCTGTGATTGATGTGGACTATGACCATTATTTTTTCATCCTGTAAAGTCTAAGAGTGGCAGCACAAACGGGAACTTCAAAAAGAACGATTCCAAATTTGCGAACAGCGATACCTGCTTGATGTGCTTCAGGGTGCTTGTGGCAAATGCGTTGAGCCAACTGGTGAGTGGTAACTTTTCTCCAATGCTTGAAACCTGCAACCGCGAAAATCGCTACGGGGATTTGAAGGCTGAAGAAGATAATTAGTGTTTCCATTTCGTGTCTCGTTTTCTTTTCTATACCTTAAGTATAGCGCACTACGAAATTATTTGTCAATTATCTGTGTGACGTACTTCACACTTTGTAAAATAAAAAAAAAGGGGGGTATCTCAACCCCCCAAGTCACACATCACGCTCTTCGCGTTCAGTCTTTCAGTAAATCCGAACAGGCAGGGGGTTTTAAATATCCTTCCCGAAGGGCATTCAGTTCAGGGCTACCCACATCCATAGAACAAGTTGCGTGTCCACCGTGATTATCGAAGAACCCGCAGTGGGGAGTATTCACCCCCGACAACTTGCAGCAAAAGTCTCCATCAGGAACCAAGATTTTCAGGTTCACCATTTTGTATCCGTTATTTATTTTCTGATTCATTTTCTGATTCTCCTATTCCATTCATTTCATTGTCCAGTATCATTGATTCGATTTCTTCCCGAAGTAAATTCAATTCGATTCGTGTTTGGTTTATTGCAACAATAAACTGAGTGTGCCTTTTCACTTCATTTACTTTTTTGGTTTTCTCATAATGGTTTTTGAGTCCCACATGGTAGTTCAAAAGTTCTTCTAATTTTTCTTGTACGTCCATTATCTTATCCAGTAGACAAGCGAATATCTTTCGCCTTTGGTTACAGGGTTTGCCCTATGAGCCGTGATAGGGTTCCCCGAAAATAGAAGGGCATGACCCTTCGGAATATTAATCTCCTGTTCTGGGTTTCGCACGAATGTCATACTGCCCCCTTCGTATTCATCATTCAAAGCCACTGAAACAGATAGCAGAGAACTCCCGTCATGATGCATCTCCATACTTCGATAGCCAACCTGAGTTGTGTACTTGATCAGAAAGCATTTTGAAACCTTGTCCACCCTGTAACCAAATAATCCCATGTACAAAGAATTCAAAATATACAGGCAAATAAAATCTTCGTGATAACTGTTAATCCACGGATTCATTTTCTTTAACGGAATTTCAAATGCAGCATACCCATCTTTATTATCGAAACACCATTGGTCAGAATCGTTAGCTATCTTGATAAGCCAATCGCAGTATTCATATGAGAGCAGGGGAACCGAAAAAATGTAAGGTGCGGGTTCCTGTAGTCGTTGTAAAAGATTGCTTTGTTCATGAACCTGTCCCTCTTTGTTAAACACCCCCTTCCAATCTGCGTTCAATAATTCGGGGGTAGGTTTCCAATTCCAGACTTCAGGTTTCTCAGAAGGCAACCACCTGTCCACGGCATTAATTAAAGTTCCCCGAAATTTGCTCACTACCTGTCCTTGTGTTTATGGGGGATACTTTCAGCAAGTTCATAATCGTAATCGACAAAAGCTGCTTTCAAAAAATCGATAGCATTTCGCTCCGATTCGAAAACCCTAGAATCTTCTTGGGGGAGTGCTCTGATTGCAGTTTTGTATTTGACCTGAATGAAGTTCAAGCCATAGATATTTATTTGACCGTCCAGTGATCTTGCCTTGCAAAAGGTAAGGGTTTTTATTTTGCCCTCATAATTAGAAATGACCCCGTAGACTTCGTTCAGTCCAGAGTCATTTAAAAAGGTTTCCAATCTGGCAGTCAAGTCCCTGCGTAAATTCATGAATCCATTTTCCCCGCAAAATATCCGCGCCAGTAGGCAAGGGTGAATTTGTGTTTACGTGCGTTCAGATATCCCACCAGATACCCACTGTAGTAGCCCCTACGCATTGTGATACGCAAAGTGGTCTAACTCATATGCAGCAGCTTGCTCTTCAGCAGCCACATCAGCAGCATCAACTGCTTCAAAATGCTCCACCATCTCTGAGGCTTCACAATCCATAAAATATGCTTCCATCTCTTCATGCGTCTTTTCAGTCATCGGGTCTCTCCTAAAATTCGATTTCGTACCTGAAGTATAGCACACTATAAAACTATTTGTCAGTTTATTTGATACTAAGATCAAATTATTTTCTCTCGTAGGGTTCACCACAGTAAAGGCAATTATCCAGTGCAGGGTCTTCCCCCTCATCATAAACACACAAAGGAAACGGATTCCCGTGGTTGAACTTTTCACATACCCACCCATCAGCAGGATACATAATCCACTGTTTCCGATCTGGGAAATCTCTGCTCACAACCGATTTAACTATGTTGGCAATCTGGTCATTCATCTTGTTCACTCTTCTTTGAATAGCATTCAGATTTTGAGTAATTCGTTTTATCTGAAGTTCCATATCCAAAACTAATTTTCCTGCTTTCCGTTTTGATATCATCGGACTCTTCCCAACTGAACATTGACGGTAGCAAGATCGTGCATCAAGGTTTTTTTAACCCCTTCAAGATCGTCTATTTTTTCCAACACCCTATTAATTTGTTCCAACGTAAAACAGATAATCGGTTCTTCCATAGTGGCAATTGCGTCTGCCCGTTTATGTCGAATCATACTTAGTGTGTCCATCATTGCACCTTATGAGTAACTAACTTCATTATGATTTTCCCATTCAAGGGTAAACCCTGAGTGCTCTTGAATAAAGATACCTAGTTCGTTGTGCGTTCTGGTAATAGCATTCAAAGTCTGATAATGAAAATCCAAATGCGATATCCTGAACTTAATCAAAATCAAATGCCACGGTCTATCCTCAGACCATTTTGCAATTGTCAGACCCTTATACCAAAGTTCCTTTCCATTAGTACGCCGAAGATTACCCTTCCATTTCCAACGGGTTCCAAACGGTTTACGATTTACAAATGCTTCCATCCAATTCATTTCACTATCCCCATAGTTACTGTGTTAAAAAAGAGGGTCATTTCTGACCCCCAAAGTTATGAGAGCGATTACTTTAAACCCTCACAATTCAATGCTTCATTGGAAAGCGATTAACAAACCACTCTTGCCAATGTTCAAGAGAAAATTTTTCTATCCGTGTGTACGCTTCGTGCATCTGTCTCAAGGTCAAAGTAGGGAACATCAAATCAATGCCCGTACAAAATGAGTCAGCATTCAATCTCATTTTCCATCCCGTGAAATAAGTAACTTCAAAAGTCAGATCAGTGGGGTCAAAGTCAAGATTCTGAATTAAATCCAGACACCCATCTTTGTCTACTCGTTGGTTAAATTCGTTTTCCTGTTCCATGTTAAAACCTGTGGGAAAAGTAGGAGTTGATATTACCATAGTGTTCATACGGCTTCTTCCTCATAGGCATAAATCATATCGTCAACAGACTGGTACACAATATCATAAGCAGGTTTGAATCCTTCCTCACACTCAGCAACATCTTCTTCTCCCAACTCTGCTGCTTTCAGGGTAATGAACCCCGCACATTCTTTTGTGGTTTCAACACACATCATTTCCCCTTCTTCAGAATCTTCATCTGAAACAGTGGTCTTGTGACAAACAAAACTGCTGTAGGGATTTTGTGCAGAGTACGCTAAATCTGTTGCCCGTTCTGCCCGTAAAAAAGGTCTGACATCTGACCGAAAGGGACAATGTATACACGGCTTTTTTACGAAGCTTACAATCATGTTTCTGAACTCACTTCATCAAAAGCCTGAATCGCGTTCTGATAATCAGAGATATTCATTTGCAAGTAGGTACGATATTCCCTGTCCACCTTGTTTTGAGAATTTGCGGGTAGAGCTTCCATTTCTGTCAGCATCAAAGATAATTTGGTTCGTGCCTCTCCGACACTCATTCGTATTTCAGTCATCACTACTCCCCTAATAAATTTTTGGCATATCGGCGCAGAGCACCAAGTTCTTTCGATATGTGTTCATGAGATTTGCGGTAAACAGTACCCCCCGCAAACCCCTGTATTTCAAGTTCCAACTTTTTCAAACGCTCAGCCAATTCCTGAATCATGTCATACTCTTCTGAATCGCAGTTTTCTTGTCCTGCCATATCAAAAGCTCTGGTAGTTAATTTGCTCATCCTAATTTACTCCACCATAAAATTTCCGTGAAACAAGCTGCTAACCCGTTTTCTTTTTTAGCGTGTTCCGAAGTTTCATTTGTCAAAGTTTCAATCCCGATATCTGACTGCGGGGTTATCCTGTCATTGAGTACCAGATTCCCATACCCCTGAACAAGCCTAGAATCTTCAAAACCCATCCTGCCTGTATAATGGTAGCTCACAAATAAATCACTCATCATAGGTTCCCGAATTGATTAACAATTGAAGCCTTCGTTTCATCAGAAGGTTTCCAGTATCCAGACTGGTCTTCCGTAGATAAATACGCTTCTTCATACTCCCCTGACTTCTTCAACTCCATAAGCTTAATCCAATTCATAGGCGCGACTTCATGCAGGAAAAGAACTAAATCATTTCCGTTAATCTTGATCGAAACAGAATAGGCAAGTCTTGCATAATCCCATTTACCTGTTGGTTTGGTTTCGGTTCCCACTCTGGAAACAGCGAAAATATCCCCGAAATCAACACCCACCATATCGCCCGACTCAGGCACACCAAAATTTGCTGATTTCATTATCAAAATATGTTTGGCTTCTTCAATCTCATTCATCTTTTCAATCGTATCTTCAAAAGACAAATCAGTTGAGCCTGTCATTCCCCAGACATCACCATGCCCAAAATGTTTAGCACAACCCGAACACATCCCATCGTGTGCTTCAATAGTCATCTTGAACTTCCTGCTCAATTTCATCTTGAACCCACAGGCTCTACAGGTTTCATGTGCTACCTTTCTGGGTTTCCGTTTCACCTTTGGTTTGGGTGGTTCTGGTCTCAGACTCCCATCATTTTCATTGTATCTAGCCACTACGCAACTTCACTAATCGTAGTCAGAAAAGATTTCCTAAGAGTGATACCCTTACCCAAAGAAACTTCATTTGCAGCCACTAGCATTGTTGGATTTCCTTCGACCAACTTACCTGTCACCCATTCAGAATCTTGGTGTGTTACCTTCACAGTAAAACTACCCTTCCGACAATGAACAACATTGTAAATTTTTCCTTTAAGCATTTTATCTTCCATTAGTCTTTGTCTCTCCATTTAAAATAGAGGGCAAACGCAAAAGCGATTAGCCCAGAAATAATTAGTGCTGTAGGGATTGCCCACAATTCTTCGTTCATGATTTCTTCACCTTGGGTTTCGGGAAGTTACCTACCCCCCAATCTTCTTTAATTTGGTTCGTGAGATTCTTGACTGCTGCAATTCTCTTTTGATATACCCCTCTGGACTTTCCAAGATCGATAACCAAAAGATTCAGAACTTCTAATCTGGGGTCTTCCCCCAAACCAGTACATTCAGTTCCACAGGATTTACACAAAATGGGATTTCGAAAACCCTCATCATCAAACGTGATTTCCCTGTCTACTTTAAAATCCCCGCACTCGGAACAATAGTATCTAAAAGCCATTTTAAGATACCTTTAGTTCCTGAATAAAGTCTTCCTTCAACGTGATAGCAGATTCTAATTTACCCATCTGGGCAGCATCCCGCAAAGTCATGTCACTTAATGTTTCCCACTCAGATTTCAAGCGAATCAAATCAAGCTTGGCTTTATCCAACTTCGAAAATTCCTTAGTCATCTTCCTGTTCCTCCCCTTCATCATCTTCATCATCTTCATCAGAATACACAAATATAATTTCTGCATCCGACTCTGTGAAATCTGTTTCATCTTTATTCATTTTTCTACCCTCTCCCTGACAACTGTGTAGATGGAATCCAGTTGAACCATCACATCATTATTTTCCGTTATCAAAGCATCAAACTGTGTTTCTATATTATCGTCATCATCATCCAGAGTTTCGAACATGCCCACATACAGGGCTTTGACTTTATAGTTCCCCAACCCAACAGCAACAAGTTCATCTGTCTTATTGACAACTCCCCAAACATCATCAGTTTTATAACTGATGGTTTCACGGGCTTCATGCTTGATTTTTCCGGTAGTCATTTCTCTCCCCATAAACTGTCAGGTACAAAAACATTATTTTGCGCCTTCGAATAAAAAGCATTGTGTGTCATTAAAATATCAATTCGATTTTGCTTCCATACATTCCTGTGATTATTATAAGGAACAAGATCATATGACATCACCGCAATATCAGATATTGATTGAAGAACATCAGCATCAATACCATCAGCAAATTGCTGTGCGTGAATCTCTGCTGCTTCTTCAAAAATTTCTTCGTGTCGGGGTTTCTTTTTTTTCACTGCTTGCAAGAAAGCCGAAATAAATCGGCTACCTATCCCCCATCCAAATTTCTTTGCCCATTTCAATCTTACTTACACCCTAGAAGATCACGGATTTGTCCCTTCATGATATCTTCCCCATGTGCAATACCGCGCCTAACCATATTTTGAATTTTGGCTAAGTCAGATGAATTCAATTCAGTATGAAAGGTATTCCAACTGCATTCGAAATCCCCATCAATATAAAGCTCAACCTGCTTCACCCCCGCAATTTCCTGATCTGATTGCACAACCCTTGCAGTGCTCATGACAGTGCAGCCTTTGCTGCTTTGCGGCAAGCTTTGTTGGCAATACGCTTGGCAGCAGGTTTTGCAGTTCTGCCCCAAGTTTTTGCTTTAAAGCGACCAAGCTTTTTTTCAGTATTCGCATTCATTTAAAACCTCCTAGTTAATAAGAGCCTACACTATGTATAAATCTTTGTCAATCAGAATCTATCGATATTATCCTCAATAGCTTTTTCAATTTGTGAATCGATGTCCGACCATAAATCTTTGTCAAACGCTATCTTGTACAACCACTTTGCATCCCCGTTCTTGGGGTAGCCCTTGCGGTCTTTCAAATCATATTCCATTTCCGTGTAACCGTAGCAGTCAACATCTGAGTCTGCCCACCTACCTTGCGGGGGAACATTAATGTAACTGGTCAGTTCTGCCAGAGCAGGAATACCATCAACCGTAATTTTGAATGTGTCCATTTCAGAACTCGTAACAATCTTGCGCGACAAACCCAAGTTTGTTTAACTGTTTGACTGCACTCATGTAACTGCGGTATTTGGCTTGAGCAGCAGAACGGGATATCTCACCATCACAGTGTAGATTCTCAGGAGAAAGTCCTGAGTCAATGCGTTGGTATAGTTCTTGAGCATCTTCATTGCTCAAAGAATTAATTTCCATTAAGGGCTTATCAGTCATCTTTGCCCAGAAATTCATTTGATCTATTTGCTTTTGTAGTGCTGTCATATTAAGAATCCTCTGCTGATTTCGCACACTCTTCAAGAGTGGGAAAATATTTAGGCATCATCATAGACATCGATGAACCTTCGGGCAAAAAGAAATATCCTTTGGTGGGGTTTGCGTAAACAACTCCTACGTCTTCCCCATCAACTCGGACTTCCCAATGTTCTACGTGTTTAGTTTCTACAGTCATATTAGTGTCTCCGTTTATACTGCGTTTTTAACTTTTCTGGTAGGAAACTGATTGAACAATTTTCCCAACTTGCTTACATTGATTATCATCTGGGTCTTCCAAATCTGGCTTTCACCATCAGCAGTTTCAACAGTAAGAAAGCTGTAACCCCAAACGTGATTTCCTTCAAGGGTAGCAGAAGAAACTTCGCCAACCTTCTCAGTCAACTTGGCAACAAAAGCCTCATACTGAGCAGCAGCATCTTCACGAACAATGTTAATGAACCGTGCTTCTGATACATCACACTGCTTACGAATGTTAGGGTCTCTCATGCTACGTGAAGTCTGAGTGTATGTAGCAATCGAACCGTAAAGAGTGTGCTTCGCGTTCATTGAAATGTAGGTCTTGCGGTCATAAACATTTTTGGCACGGGGAGCAACTAAATCTAAATCCCAACCTGCTGCTTCAAGTTCAGTCAGAACTTTTTCGATTGTCTCAACAGCATTTTGAGTGGCGCGTTCTACTGCCTCATCTTTAAGGTGGCTAACTGCTTTTTCAACTATGTTCATTTCGCGTGTCTCGTTGTTTGATTTCATACTATAAGTATACACCACACAGAAATTATTTGTCAATTATCTATGTGATGTATTTCACACTTTGGAAAATTCAATTATGTCATCTTCGACATCTTGTAAACTGCTTTAACTGTCTTCCCTGTTCGTGGGGCAAAGGCAGTTGAAACTTTGTGGGTGCTGAACGTGTCTATAAACATGTCACCCTGCACTGCAACATAATGACCAGTGATGTAAACAACATAGATGGAATCATCATCACCGTTAATCGATTTCATGAATTGCTTGAGCGTCATTTTCCCATCAGCATATTTGCATTCATAGGTAGGAAAGTATTTCCATCCCAAAGTTCTGAATGCTGTTTTCAGTTGTCTGGGATGAACTCCGCAAACTCCCCGTGTGTCGGGTCTACCCTTCGCACGATTAATTGCCGTGCGGATTACTTCAAATGATTGCCCTGTGATTGCTGCCATTACATAAGGCCCACAATACCACCTGCCTTTTTTTCTCGCAGGTACGTTCATTAATTTATTCATATTGTTTCCTATGCTCTGAGTGCGACCTTCGCGGTCTTGGTAATTCCAAAATTCTTCCCGCACTTGCGAAGTGCTTTCTTCGCTTTGTTGGTTGGGTAGTCGATGACCGTGTATCTGGAATCAAGTTTTACTTTCCTGATTCGCATTCCTTTAGAGTCGGGATAGATCACCCCAATATATTTGTGACCAACACTGACCACCAATCCAGTTCTGTAACCTTCATCTTCGTGAAGCCTTATTACTGAGTCTTTCATATTCGTGTCTCGTATAATTTAACTTACCCCATCATTTTAACACAGCTAATTTTATTTGTCAAGCTCTCATTTTCCGCAAACCCCCGACACAGCTA